CTGATGGAGGGTGCGAAGGCAATGGGTATCGGTGCGAGTTTGATCAAAGAATTGAAACGATTGATTGAGCGTTGCTTGGCTACGTTGCGGGCAGACATTGAGGAGTTGGGCGAGGATGAACCGGAGGGAGATGAGTGATGGGTAGCATGATTATTGGGAAACCAAGGATGGTCAAGATTAAGGTTACGACAGCGCGCAAAAACGCTTACCCGGAAACTTTTGAATGTTGCGGATACAAGATAGATGAATCGACCGGCATATTAAGAATATTCAATAACCGCATGGTCGAAACGCATGTACTTCGGAACTGGGAATTGATAGAGAGGTTGCCATCAGACAGCGAACAATAACCCTATTGACTAGCGTGTTTCAGCCTCCATGCGATTTGAACGTGTGGGAGTGGGCGCGCGAGAATGTTGATTTTTCGCTTGAGCCGCGGTACGAAACGCCGTTGCATGGCGCGTATAATCCGGACTTCCTGCCGATGTGGAAAGAGATACAGGCGAATTTCACGGATATTACGATACGCGAGCAAGGGATCCTGAAGAACTCGCGGGCTGGCTGTTCAGAGAATTGCCTGCTAAACCCGTTACGCTATGCCGTAGCCGTTGCGCCTAAGTCGATGCAGTATATAACCGGTGACGAATTGAGTGCGCGCCGGTTCATGGATAAACGTATTAAACTAGGTATGAACTGTAGCCCACCGACAAAGCGGAAGTACCGGCGGGCAACCAGTGATACTAAATATGATATTGCCTTTGAGGATATGGACTTGGTAGTAAGCTGGCCTAAGAACAAGATGGCGTTTAAGCAGACCGGCTACGAGTGGATCCTGTGTGATGAGTTTTCGACGTGGCCGAGCTTCAGTGCTGATATGATGCGGAAAAGAACTGATACATACCGTTATAGCCATATATGCGGGATAAGTTCACCAGACCCGCAACAGAAGAAAGGGAGCGCAGAAGATCCGATATTTATAGAGTTCAAGAAAACCGATCAGCGATATTGGCACATGCAAGACCCTAAGACCGGCAACTGGTTTCGGTTTGAGAAGGGAGGCCAGGATACAGAGTATGGGCTTAAGTGGCCTGCGAGTTGTCGCAATGAAAATGACGAGTGGGATCTTGACAGGGTTGAGGCGGAGGCTTATTACGTCACACCGGACGGAACGCGGATTGACGAGGCTGATAGATGGGGGCTTGTCGAGAAGGGTAAATGGATTGCCACAAACAAGGACGCTCCAGAGGATCGGCGCGGTTATCACATGAACAGCTTTTATATGCCGTTCAAGAGTGGTGGGTTCGGTCACATTGCGCGGGCGTTCCTGGAGGCAAAGCGGGCGGGTGCTGCGGCGTTAAAGGTTTTTGTTTATGAATATCTGGCTGATGAATGGGAAGAGGGCAAGGTTGAAACGCGCGACGAGGAGCTGAAAGAGCGTGAAGGTCAATATTTGAAAGGCAACGCTTTTACTGAGGCCGAGCCGTACGTTAAGGTGTACGAGAAAAAGCCCAAGGTACGGTATATGACGATTGACGTGCAGAAACATCATCAGTGGTGGGTTGTCCGTGAATGGGTCGACGGTGGCGATTCTGGGCTGGTTGACTTTGGAAGCGCGCCGACTTGGAGTGACATTGAGGGGATCGCTGACAAGTATGGTGTGGCGAAGGTGTACGTTGACAACCATTATGCCGAGCGTAGCATGGAAGTTTACGAGTATTGCTTTGAATGTACGGCTATCCCTACAATGGGCATGGATTCAAAATACCTGCCGTTTGTCAAGAAGCAGGTTGATCCGTTCGAGGGTAAACGCGGCGGGGGTGAGTCTAAAATACTTGAATATCATTTCAACACTGACGTTTTTAAAACGAACCTTATGCAGTTGATGAGGGGTGAAACGAAGCAGGCGTGGTATGTTTACAGGCATCCGGAGCGCGATTATGTACGACAGGTTACGGCAGAGCAGAAGATGGATGGTGAATGGAAGTTACGCGAAGGACACCAGCACAACCACTTGTTTGACTGCGAGGTCTTGCAACTGCTTGCTGCGACGATTGACGGCGTTTATAGGATCGTTGACGGTGTCGGCGGATAGTAATACACAATATCTTGTGGTTTTTTCGTCAACATTATTGACATAGGCACAATATTGTTGTAATATTCTTTTTATCGGGCAGTTTATGCCCATTGATCTTTTGTATTTACGCGGTGGACTGATCATCCCGTAAGCTTCTCTTTGAGGCCGCAATTAGAATTGAACACACGAAAGAGCGTGAGTCTTAACCGGCTTGCGCTCTTTTTTTGTGTTCATTTGTGAAAGGTTTTTACATGGCCGCTATTGATGACTTAAAAAGTGCATGGGAAACAGAGATAGCAAAGATTTCAGACGCATTGACTAAGGCCGATGCAACATACGCATTAGACGTTTACATTTCGGCGGTTCAGCAACAGGCCGCACTTGAGGCAAAGGATATAGCCTCTTATTCAATCGGCGGGCGCACATTCACATACAGGGATGTTCTTTCCGGTCAGCAGGCTATTCAACAGTTGAAGAGTCAGCTACATGAGCAGGTTTACGGTCGGTCTAACCTTGTTGATTTTAATTCACGCGACACCATATCAGGGAGCCAGCTATAATGAAGGATTTGAAAGCAAGCGGGTTTGATAAGTTTTTGGCGGCTATTGCTCCAGGTATGGCAGCAAAGAGGATGGCAAAGAAGGCTGAGTTTAATTTTTATGCCGGTGGTTACGATGCTGTGCAGACTAGCCGATTCAGGACGCATCAGGCGTGGAACCGGTCGCGACAGGGAACAGAAGACAATTTAATTGGTTCACACGATCGTCAATCAGTGAGGCTGGAGTGCCTAGACCTATGGCGAAACAATGAAATCGTGCGCGGGCTGGTGGAGCGTTTTGTGGACTATTCGGTTGCTGACGGCATCTGGCCGCAGGCGCAGACTACTGACCCTGTATGGAATCAGATGGCCGAAACGTGGTGGAAGCAGATATACGTTCCGACCGCTGACTATCGCAATATTTCGGCTGTAAGCTTGATTAACCATCAGCAGTTTGTAGTCAGTGACAGAATACTATCTGGTGACATTGGTTTTATCATGCTGAAGAATGGACAGCTTCAGCCGATTGAGTCGCCACGGATCGCTACGCCGCAGGATCAGATGTCTAATCCTAATGTTGTTGAAGGCGTTAAGCGGTCAGCAAAGGGCGTTGTTACTGGCTATTATGTTTGCCCGCGTAAAAATGACGGCGGAATTGATAATACGAAATCTAAGTTTATACCAGCAAACAACTTTATTCACTGCTACCGACCTGGGCGCGCGGATCAGTTGCGCGGTGTTGCAGAACTTGCACCGGCTGTCAATAAATTACGTGACTATGACACTACTGATCAGTTTGTATTGAATAAGATTAAGAATGACGCAAGCATTTTGACCGTCAAAACCAAGGGCAACAAGCTTGCCAATGAGCGCGCTAGGAACGCATACACGCTTACAGATGAGAATGATCAAGACCCCATTAAGGTTGAGAAGCGCGATTGGGGCAACGAGATCACGTTGAACCCGGGCGAAGAGTATAACAGCTTTGACGGCAAAGCACCGAACAACGAATATGTGCCTTATCTTGAGCATGAGTTAAAAGCTATAAGTGCTTGCATGAATTTGCCCTATGAGTTCTTAATGTTGATTTTCACGCAGGGCAGTTATTCTGCACAGCGCGCCGCTATGCTTCACGCCCAGAAAACCTTTACAGATTGGCATCAGTACGTGATCGGCGTATTCCTCCGCAGGGTTTGGAATTGGCGTATTGCGAAGGCCATCAAAGAGGGTGTACTGCCACCGGCGCCTGTTGATGCACAGGGTCGCAGTCAGTGGTGGAATGTTGAGTGGAGCCTGCCGCACTTCGGATGGATTGACCCACTGAAGCAGGTACAGGCACAGCGCGAACGTATCCGGCTGGGTGTTACATCGCTTGAACTTGAAACACGATCAGAGGGTAAAGAGGTCGGCGACATGTTCGAGGATACTAAACAGACAATGATTCTTGCCCAGCAGAAGGCCGATGAAGCCAACAAGATAAACCCCGAAATACGGGCAACGTGGAAAGACTTTACAGATAATGGGCGACCAGATGCGAAACTGATCGAGGAAGTAACAACAGAGGATTAAACCATGAGATTCGACCACATACTACATGCACTACATTGTGAACCGTGGCTGATTAGCGCAGAAATGCACGAACAACTTTGCGAGATTGTAGACGCACACATAACTGGCAAGGCACACGCTCCGGACGGACGCGCCGAACAGTTTGAAAAGGGCGCAGGTAAAGCGAAGCCTTACGAGGTTGTCGGGAATATCGGCATAGTTCAGTTGGTCGGCGTTATTGGGAAGCGTATTGGCATGATGGAGCGCAGTTCAGGCGTCATGGACGTGGACGATTTCACAACTAATTTACAGGCCGCGCTCGATGATGACAGGGTCGAAGGTATTATCATTGACGTAAACAGTCCTGGTGGCACGATAACGGGCGTTCCGGAAGCAGCCGATATGGTTGCAGTGGCCGAAGACATTAAGCCCATAGTGGCCTTTACGGATTCACTCATGGCATCGGCGGCGTATTGGATTTCAGCGGGGGCAAGCGGTATCGTTGCCAGCCAGAGCGCAAGCATTGGCAGTATCGGTGTTTACAGTTCTATTCTTGATACGTCAATGGCTTATAAGATGGCCGGTCTTGAGAGGCAACTTTTTAAAGCAGGAAGTCTTAAGGCTATCGGTACGGACGGCGTACCGGTAAGTAAAGAGCAGAAAGAATACATGCAGGATCGCGTTGACCAGCTTTACGGCTGGTTCACTTCATCAGTTCTTGAAGGGCGTGGACGCATACAGGAAGGTAGCATGGAAGGGCAGACGTTCTTTGCGCCTGACGCTAAGACAAGGGGGCTTGTTGATGGTGTTGGCGATATGGACGATGCACTGGAAATGGTGCTGGACTTTGTTGATATGAGGCGCGGATAAACCGCAAAAAACATAAGGAGACTAATAATGTCACTGAAGCAGAAAATGGAACAGTACGAAGCAAGTAACAAAGAGATGACCGAGAAGGTTGCCGAGCTTGAAGCTGCTGTTGCAGAAAAAGATGGTGTTATCGCAGAGATGACAGAAGCAAAAGAGGCAGCGGTTGCAGAGCTTACAGCGAAAGTTGAAGAGCTTGAGGCCAAGGTTGAAGAGCAGGGCGCAGAGATTGAGTCTGCAAAGGGTGATGTTGAGAAGGCAGAAAAAGAGCTTTCAGATGCACAGGCCAAGCTTGAAAACCCAGCTTTCGAGGAAGCTACAGCAGAAGGCGAAGAGGAAGCCGCCGAAGCAGTAGCAGAGGAAGAGGTTGTAGAGGAAGCCGCAAGGGATTATATAGCTGAGTTTGAGGCTACAGCACAGGGCGTTGAACGCGCAGCATGGCTGGCTGAGAACCACGAAGCACTCCAGGCACAGTACAACGAAGCAAACGAAGTTGCTTAACAGGAGATTACGGAAATGAAGAAGCACACACTATACGGCGTTTTGATCCTTCTGGTCGGCGTTATTGGTATTAGTATTGCACAGCAGAGTTTCACCGATGTTGATACATCGGCGTACTGGGGCAAGACTGGTATTCCTGCACTGACAAAAGCACTTGATGCAAATTTTGATCAGCTGACAGCTACAAGCAGCCCGACTTTCGCCAACGTAACAGTCACAACTCTGTTTACAGGCGACAACGCAACGCTCACAGGTTCAGCAATCAAGATGACCGGACTGCCTACCAGCACGAACGGACTTGCGGCTGGCTCACTTTGGGATGATTCAGGCACGCTGAAAGTTGTTCAGTAAGGAGACATTATGCGGAAATTGCTCATAAGTTTGGCGGTTATTGCCTTTGCGGCATCTTCCGCTTTTGCAGGTGATAACGAGTATTATCGTAAAATTGTAACTATCACAGCTACTTCAACCAACGCAGCAACAGCGGTTGTCGGTACAGTTGATAACATTCGGGGTGAAATTGCCGAGATTCAGATTGATCTGGCAACAGCTACGACAGCAACAGTTGTTGTTGCGACAAGCCCTGAAGTTTCAACTATGACTGGCGAAACACTGTACACAGGCACTGGCATTACATCAGATGTAACGCTTCGCCCTGCCGTTGATTTAACTGATGGTACTGGTTCAGCACTTACGGGTGATGATCCGGTAAGAAAGGTAATCATCGGAGATAGTATAACTGTGACGGTAAGTGACTTTGACGCAGTTGATAAGGTAGTCAAAGCAATAATTAAATGGAAAAAATAGGAGAATAGAAAATGTCTAACACATGGAATGGAATGCTTCACACTAACATCTCCCGCATGGGTATCAGCACACTCGAAAAGATGCTTATTCCGATGCAGGGATTTTCAATGGATCTCAGCGCAGATCTGGCAAGACAGGGTAAAGTAGTAGAGACACGTATCGTGCCTGCCGCTACAGCACCGACCGACCTCGTAGATGATGAGTCCGGTTCTTATGCAAGCGTTGTTGATGACCAGACAACTACAACTGTTCAGGTTACACTTGACCCTCATCCTGTCACTGGTTTCGCCCTGACAGACACAGAGGCACAGGAAATCGACGCTGGTGTATGGAGTGACACATCCGCAAGGCTTGTACGCACACACGCACGCGCTATCGGTAACGCAGTCCTGAACAGCCTTTTTGAGCTGATCACAAATGCTAACTACGGAGCCGCCGCATTCACAGGCGCAGCTTCCACATTTGACGCTGACGACGTTGCAGACCTTCGCAAGACTGCTGTAAACGCTGGTTGGGATATGAATGAGAACCCTGTTCTTGTGCTGAACCCTGACTACTACGCCGCACTGCTCAAGGACAACGCTATTCAGGACGCTTCGGCTTCCGGTTCAAACGCTGCCCTGACTCTTGGCGATCTGCCTACACTCAGCGGATTCACAGTCATCGAAGCACCGACACTTCCAGACAATAGCGAAAACCTCGTTGGTTACATCGCACGTCCGGATTCAATGTGCATCGCTATGCGTGGCGTTCAGACACAGGCTAACAACGAGTTCCAGGCATTTGAAGTTGGACAGCAGAGTCCTACCGGCGCTGTAATGACTTACTCTGCTATCTTCAATCGCACATACCGCAGGATCGACCACGTTTTTGAAGCACTTTACGGTGTGAAGAAAGCACAGGCCGCATCCCTCAAGCGTATCGTTAGCGCATAAGGAGTTATGACATGAGAGTAGCAACTACAATAGCTCAGAAGGTATCGGGCGAATGGGTAACGCTGGCACTGCCAGAGGTTGACCCAGGCGAGCAGAAGATTGCCTTCAAAAAAGAAGTTGCCGCCAATTCTGGCGAATATTCTCAGATTCGTCTGATGATTTCAAAGTCATCCGACAAGAGGCACACATTTCGTGCGCCTGCTGAGAAGGTAGCTAAGAAGAAGGTAGCTAAGAAGAAATAAACGGCTCACAGAGGGGGCGGGGAGGTTTTTCCTTTCGGCTGATGATCCGCCCCCTTGCCTTTATTGAGGTTTAAAGATGGTTTTAAATATTGATTATGATGGCGATATAGCGCAGACGGTTGAGGATTTGCCGAGGACGTTCACGTGGGATGGTGGCGATTATTCGGCTATTATTGACCCAGTGAATAAGCAGGAGCTTACGGACGGCGTTAATTATCGCGATGAAATCAATTTTATGATTGTGGTGCAGACTTCCCTGTTTTCAGGTGATCGGCCACAGGTCAATGATAAGATAACAGTTGAAGGGCAGGAGTACAGGGTGAACGGTGTTGAAGCTGATGAGGCAGACGCCGGTTTGAATATAAATATTATACAGGTGGACTAATGGCCGAGGTTGGGAGCATAACTATTGACAAGCGGAGTTTCAATCGCGCCATGAAACGCTTGGGCGAAAAGTACAATGTGACGGCAGAGCAGGTTATTTTTGACCAGCACAGGCAACACTCGCAGGACTGGATAAAAGCAACGCCGCCATTTAAAAAGGCGGAAGGCATAAAGGCTGTTGATAAGGATATAGACAAGTTATTTATTGAACTTGATAAACAGCAGGTACTTGATTTTTACGCAGAGAATTTTGGGAAGAAGCCGAAAAGCACCGGCAAGAAAGTAAAGAAAGCGACGCGCGATCTTGAAGCAGAGGGAATCATATTTAATTGGAACGGTGACAAGAACCGGATGCGGGGCTACCATGAGAAGTTCCGGACAGGAAAACAGCGGGGCGTTAGGTTCAGAAGCCGTAAAATTCCAGTTGGTAATTTTGAATTTGGAACTGGTATGTATGCTAAAGACACTAAGATTAGGGCATACAAGCGGGAGCGATTTAAAAGTGTTGGAAAACTAAAGGCCGGTTGGGTGCCTGCTGCGCTGAAATTTGGCGCGACAATACCGGCATGGGTGAAAAGGCATACTCAGCAAAGAGGCGCATGGGCTGATAGGTACAACAAGAAGAAAGCAACGGGCTTTCTTGCTTCAATAAATAGTGTGCCGTGGGCAAAGAATAAATTGAAGGGTGCAGAAAGTTTTATAAAGCGGAAACGTGAAAAGGCATTAAAGCAGTATTTCGAGAGGCAGTTGCAAATAGCTGCGAACAAATGGAGCAGAAGCAAAAATGGCTAGGCAATACACAGCGATAAAACGAAAGACCGAGGACGCGATTGAGGCTTTGATTAATAAGTTCAAAGGCACGAAGCTGTCAGGCGTTACGTTCTACAAAGGGTTTGATTTTACGCAGGCACTGAAGACACCACGACTTGAAATCGTATGCTCTAAAGCAACGCCTGAAGTCCTAGCTGATGACGTAACCGGAAACTGGGAATGTGAGTGTACTGTCGCGATAGTGACGAATTACAAAGACACTACGCGCAACACGCATGAGAAATACATTGGCGTTGTCGAAGATATTTTTATGCGCCCTGACGTTCCGGAGCTGATTAATAACTTAACAACGATAACTGATTACACGGTGTTCAGTGGTACTTACGGATGGATGCCGATGGACGGCGAAGACTTGACAAACGAAACTGAAAAGAAATCACTGTATAATGTGCGCGTCAGATGTGCGCCGCGTAGGTTTGACCAATAGGAGAGAATCATGGCTGATGAATTTACAATGACGGGGCTACTCAAGATTGACAAGGGATTTAAACAGGATACGAAGAATGTATCGAATTTGCGACTAGATCAGACTGGCGACGGTTCAGCCGGTGGCGGTCAGAACATCGGAACAAGCGCAGAGGCCATTGACTTAGGCGACGTGTCGACGCTTGGCCTGTATTTCTTCCGTAATCTTGATGATACGAATTTCGTTGAGATCGGGCAGGATTCTGGCGGGGGTTTTGAGGCGTTTCTGAAGCTTAAAGCAGGCGAGTTCAGCGTCGGTCGCTTTGCCACGCTACCCGGAACATTGCAGGCAAAGGCAGACACAGCGGCGATTGAATTGCAGTACACGATTTATGAGGATTAGACAATGGGTGGATTTGGTAAGATAGCGATTGCGTGTAGAGTAGGACATCGACCGGATGGTGAGTTCTTCCGTTCTTGGACGCGCCTGCTGGCCGGTGGTGGCCTTAGAACGGGCGACCGCATACTTACCCCTGTAATAGAGATGCAAAGCCATTACGCGGCCAATTCGCTTGTTAAAGGCTTTCTCCGGACTGACTGTGATTCGATACTGTTTATTGATGATGATATGGTTTTCACCAATGAGGACTTTACGCGGTTGCGCGATGATGAGGATGGGTTTGATTATGACGGTGTAATGGCTTTATGCCAGAGCAGGCAGCCGCCTCACAAATGCCTGATCCTGAAGAACAACCCGGACGGCGAAGGGTTCCTTTGTGGCGGTCGTCCGGAACCTGATAGCGTAGTTGAAACAGGGTTTATCGGGCTTGGTTTTTCGATATTTAGGCGCAGGATTTTTGAGGACAAAGAGGATAACTGGTTTTACTTCAATGAACGTGGCGACGGTGAAGATGCAATATTTTGTTTGAATGCGGCGAATAACCCTGCAATCAACGCAAGCTTTGCGGTTAATACGCGCGTTCAAGTTGGGCATAGATTTCCGATTGCTGTGCAATGGGATTTTGAAAAAGATGGCGTTGCTTTTATCAGTAGCGGCCAGGAAAAATTAATGAAAGCATAGGAGGCTAAAATGGCTGGAACACAGATTGGCACAGAATATATCATAGGCGTAGGAACAACGCTTGCAACTTATACGGTCACGTCCATTTCTCAGGGTTCAGACGACATCAGCTCAACAGATGTCAATGATGAGAACGGCAAACTTTCTTCACGTCTGATTAAAGATGTATGGGATCGCGTTGACTTGGAACTGATCGCTAAAACGACCGCAGATCCGGATACAGACTTTCCCAAAGGTGGCATCGCCACAGCTACAGGGTTTACTGATTACTACGTTGACGATATGAGCTACGTTCGCACCGAAGATCACATGCGCGTGAGTGTATCGTTGCAGAACATCGGCACGACTAACGTGGTATAAGGGGGTTGGTCGGATGGATTCACTTTTTTTTAAAAGTGTATTGATTCAACCGCCGCGGATTATGGGTGT